CGCTTCCTTTTCTCTATCCGACCCAAATAACATAAGGGTTTCCTCGGATTCGTCAAACTTTTGCCATGACTACCCAAGATTACGAACGAACACGGAAAGTGGTGACCGGGCCTTGTTGGGGGACTTGGTCTCGTTCAGCGAGAAGGTTCTCGGCATAAAGCTGATGCCTTGGCAGCAGGTGTGCCTTGGTGATCAGCTGGCCCTCGGCGGGGACGGCCGACCGTTGTTCCGTCAGTCTTTGGTGTCGGTGGCGCGTCAGAACGGAAAGTCGACCGCGTTGAAGGTTCTGGTTGCGTGGTGGCTGGTGTCGCAACCTCTCCGGCGCGGCGAACCACAGACCGTGCTGTCAACAGCGCACCGTCTCGACCTTGCGTCAGAGCTGTTCAATTCTCTGGCCCCGGTCATGGAAGCAAAGTTCGGTGCCAAGGTCATTTGGTCGTATGGGCGGCAGTCGCTGACCATGCCTGACGGTTCCCGGTGGATCGTGCGGGCCGCGACCCCGTCAGCCGGTCACGGTTTGTCCGTTGATCTCTGCGTCATCGACGAACTGTTTGACTGCTCGAGCGCAGCCGTGGACGATGCGCTGATCCCGACGATGCGCGCCCGCAAAGACCCACTGCTGTCGATGTGGTCGACTGCTGGCACATCTGAATCTGATGTGATGCTGAGGTTCCGTCAGCGTGGCATGGCTGACATCGATACCGGGCGACCGACCCGTTTCTACCTAGGGGAATTCTCGCCGCCGCCACAGCTCGACCCGCTGTCCAAGGAAGCGTGGCCGTGGGCGAACCCAGCGTTGGGTCATACCCTCGAATTTGATGTAATCGAGGAAGAATCCAAATCCCCGAACCAGCAGGCCTTTATTCGAGCGTCCGTCAACTGCTGGGTGAACTCGTCGCGCAGCTGGCTGGAACCGGGCCTGTTTGAAAGCCTCGAGGATCGCACCCCAAGCCCCGTTGACGGTGGTGTGCTGGCCGTCGAGTCATCAACCGACGACAACACATTCGTGGGGATCAGAGCCGTCGAAGATGGTGACCGTGTCCGGGTCAATGTCGAATTTGTGGCCAGCACACTGCCAGAGCTGTGGGTTGCTGTCATCGAGTCCGGGCAACGACATCGCGGCATGAAATTCGCTATCGGCGGGTCGCTCGATCTGCACATCCCGCGCGAGCTGCACGGCCGCGTCACCATCTGCGGGGTACGCGAAATCCAAAAGTGGACGACACTTGTGTTGTCGATGTTGAAAGCCGGTCAGGTCGCGCACCACGGCGAACACCTGCTGATCGAACAGGTGACCCGTGCGGTACTTGCCAAGCATTCCGGCATGGTCACGGTCAGCTCGTCACGGTCACCCGGCCCCATTGAGATGTGTCGCGCCATGATCTGGGCAGTCGCAATCGCTGGCAAACCTCGAGCTGCCGTCAAAGTGTCGTTCGCATTCTCAGATTAGATATTTCTGTATCTTTGCCAAATCTGCACACAGCAGATTCAAATGATGCATAATCCCTGCAATGGGTTTTTTCACGCGCGCCAGCAAAGCCGAATTCGGCTCTGCGCCTAGCATCAAGGCAGCAGCTGGCGCAGCGTCCCAGATCGACAATTTCTACACATACTCAGGCTCATGGGCGCGTGAAGAAGCGATAATGATTCCGACCATTTCGCGCGCTCGAGATCTCATCGTGTCGCTCGTGTCGGGTCTCCCGTTCAACCAGTACGGCCTCGTCTGGAACCAGCAAATGGGTGAGTACGAAGAGCTGCAGATCCCCAGCGAAACTTGGATGGAGCGTCCCGACCCCGAGGTCACCCGGCAATTCCTGCTCAGCTGGACGGTCGACGATCTCATCATGCACGGCCGCGCCATGTGGTGGGTACAAGAACGGTCTGCCATTGACGGCCGCCCGGTCAAGTTCAAGTGGCTGCCCATGTCCGATGTGACAACCCTTGACATGGCTGGCCCAATCTGGTGGGGTAAGTCAAAGCAGATTCGCTTCAACGGGTTTGATGTCCCCGCACAGGATGTCATCCAATTCCTGTCCCCCATTCAGGGCATCCTGTCGATGGGTGCGCGCGCCATCGAGATTTCGCGCCGCCTCGACAACGCCGCCATGCGGTTTGCATCAAATGAGATCACTGCCGGGTACATTCAGCAGACCCCCAATTCGGAGCCGATGTCCGGCGAAGAGCTGACCGAGCTGGCCGCCGCATGGTCAAACGCCCGCAAGCGGAACGCCATTGGCGCGCTCAACGCAAACGCCGAATGGAAGGAATTCCAGTCCGACCCGAGCAAGCTGCAGCTGGTCGAGGCCCGCACCCACCAGATGGCTGAGCTGGCAAACCTTGCGAACATCCCGCAGATTTTCGTGGGCGCACCGGCAGGCACTGGCATGACCTATCAGAATCAGACCGAGATGCGAACCCTGCTGTATCAGGCAGCCGCCAAGCCCTACATCGACTGCATCAACCAGACCTTGTCCGGCAACGATGTGCTGCCCCGCGGCCGTTTCGTGCGCCTCGATGTTTCCGAATTCATCACCGAAGCCATCGACGAGTCGACGGTACAGCAACCAAATCTGGAGGACATGTCGTCGTGAGACTTGATCTGAACGCCGAAATTCTGCCCATCGAGGCAGCAGCACCAGACGGCACCCCGCGCCGCGTTGTCGAGGGTGTGGCCGTCAAGTGGGACACCGTCGCAACAGTGAGCAACGGACAGCAGGTCAAGTTCCTGCCCGGATCGCTGCCGACCGACGGCCCCGCACCAAAGTTCATGCTTGACCATTCCGCAGAAAAGCCGCTGGGAATGGTGTTCGAGCGTGTCGACACCGGCACCGAAATGCTGTTCGCAGCGCGCGTCGGCCCGGGTCAGATGCGCGACGAGATCTTGGCAATGGCTGGCCCGGGCGAGTATTACGACTCAGTCTCGGTCGGCGTTGAGCCAGTCGACTACACATTCGAAGGCAATGTGATGGTCGTAAAGTCAGGCCGCTGGATGGAGCTGTCCCTGCTCCCGTTTGGCGCGTTTGAATCGGCAAAGGTCAGCAGCGTCGCTGCAGCCGAACCCGAACCAGAATCCACCCCAACCGTTCCCGAGGAGGAAACACCAGTGGAAGCAACACCCACCCCCGCTGAGGCTGTCGAAGCCTCGGTCCCGACCCAGCTGTTCGCACAGCCGGTCAAGGCCGCCCGCATTCCGTCGGCAGCCGAATACATCGCAGCCATCATCCGTGGCGGCGATGCCGCAGCGAACATGCGCCGCCAGCTGCAGGCCGCAGCCCCGAACACCACGACCAGCGACGAAGCCGGTCTGCTCCCGGAGGTCTTGACCTCCCCGATCTACGACAACTTCATCGGACACCGCCCGGTCGTCGACGCAGTCGGCACCCGCGCAATGCCCGCAGACGGTGCCGTGTTCCGCGTCCCGTATGTCTCAACCCACAACTCGGTCGGCCAGCAGTCCGCAGAACTCGACACGCTCACCGCGTCGCTGTTCGCTGTCTCGTCGTACGACATCACGAAGCTCACATTCGGGGGCTACTCGGTGCTGTCCGAGCAGATCATCGACTGGTCTAGCCCGGAAATCATCGGCAGCATGCTTTCAGATATGGCGAAGGTGTACGCCTACCAAACGGACAACTACGCGGCAGACCAGTTGCTCGCCGGATGTTCGCAGTCCGCAGTGCTGACCGACCCGACCAGCCCGTCCGAGTGGGTGTCCGACATCTACGACGCAGCCGTCACGATCATCAACAACTCGAACGGCAATGTCCCGACGCACCTGTTCGTCTCCCCGAACATGTTCGGCTACCTCGGCAAGCTCGTCGACACGACCGGCCGTCCGCTGCTCGCTCCGACCATGCCGATGAACGCATACGGTTCGCAGACCCCGTCGGCCGCATTCGGCAACGGCTCGGCATTCGGCCTCACCGTCGTCGTCGACCGCGGTTTCGCCGCCGACACCGTCATCGTCGGTGACCCGTCCGGCTACCAGATCTGGGAGCAGCCGAAGGGTGCCATCAGCATCGACGCACCGTCCACGCTCAGCCGCACCATCGCATTCCGTGGCTACTTTGCCACCAAGATGGTCGACGCAACCAAGTTCGTCAAGCTCACCTGATCTGACGAAACGGACTGAAGGAACACCATGGCAACATACGATCTAGCGTTCAACGAGCGCAGAGACGGTGTTGCCGTGGTGCAAACCTTTGTACCCACGGACATCCAAACCGCTGACAGCATCGTCATCGCGTCTGCCGGGAACAACCTGAACGGCACACACAAAGTCATCTCGACCGAGCCGTACTACTTCGTCGGCCTCGACGAACAAGGCGACTTGGAATTTGACAGCTCGATTATCATCGAGAATCAGGTGCTGTTCTTCAGTGCGTACGACGACCTCGACCGCGAAGCCGCCACCGGGACTATCAGCTACACGCCCGTCTGCACATGGATCACCGATCAGGATGTGCTGGACTGGCTGGGCATCGCCCCGGCAACAGCAAACGACCTCGATTTCGTTTCCGCATGCACGGATGCGGCAAACGCGCTTGCGTACCGTCGGCGCAAGGAATCCGGCTACACGGACTCCCTGTCGACGGTGCCGGGTGCGGACATTGCCCTAGGAACCCGCATGTACGCGGGCAG